ATTAGACATTCCATCCAAGGAGGACAAATGGAACAATTGAAAAGAGGAAGAGGAAGACCAAAGGGAAGCGTCAAGATGACCATACAGAGGTTTGCAGAGAACCCTCCCTTGGTACTACCTAAGACAGACCATCAACGGCTTAAGGAGCTTAAGGAGCTAATGATTAGGTCAGGTGGTAAGGATGTGGCTCAGAAGGTCATAGAGATAGCCCTTAATGATGACCATCCCCATCAATTAGTAGCCCTGAAGATGTGTTTGGACAGGACTCTCCCTGTTTCGATGTTTGAGAAGGATAAGAGTCAGAGGTCTGCTGTGACGATCAATATCACTGGATTAGGGGTAGAGCCTACTGTGATTGAGACTGAAGAACCACAAGATGTAGAGGCAAAGTATGGCTGATCTTAATTTTTCTCTCTTACCTTGGCAACAAGAAGTCTTCAAAGACCCGACGAGGTTCAAGGTTGTGGCCGCCGGTCGTAGGTGTGGTAAGTCTAGGTTAGCGGCTACTACCCTATTGATAGAAGGACTCAAGTGTCCTCAAGGCTCTGCTGTATTGTATGTTTCCCCGACTATGGGGCAGTCAAGACAGATTATCTGGGATTTACTGTTAGACCTTGGTAGAGAAGTTATCCAGAATAGCCATGTGAACAATTTGGACATTACCCTGATAAACGGGGCTAGGATCTATGTTCGCGGTGCTGATAGACCAGATACCCTCCGTGGTGTGTCCTTGACCTATGCCGTTCTCGATGAGGTTGCTGACATTAAGCCTGAAGCATGGGAACAAGTCATTCGGGCTTCTCTGTCTGACAAGAAGGGTAGAGCCTTGTTCATTGGAACTCCTAAAGGGAGAAATTGGTTCTATGACACCTTTAAGCTAGGAGAGAGCGAGGAGGCTACTGATTGGAAGTCTTGGCACTTCACCACCGCTGATAACCCCTTGATTGACCAAACAGAGATTGAGTCTGCCAAGAAGACCCTAAGTTCCTTTGCTTTTAAACAAGAGTACATGGCGAGCTTTACCAATGCGGGTTCGGACATCTTTAAGGAAGAATGGATCAAATATGGGGAAGAGCCTCAATATGGGTCTTACTACATTGCTGTGGACTTGGCGGGATTTGAGGAAGTGTCTAAACAGGCGGCCAATTCTAAGAAGCGGTTGGATGAGACTGCTATCTCAATCGTGAAGGTGACAGATGAGGGAAAGTGGTTTGTTGAGAAGATTGAACACGGAAGGTGGGATATTCGGGAGACTGCCGCCAAGATACTATTAGCGATTAGAGACTACCGACCTTTGTCTGTTGGGATAGAGAGGGGGGCGCTAAAGAACGCTGTTTTGCCCTATTTAAGTGATCTGATGAGAAAGAACAATACCTTTACTCATATCGTAGATTTGACCCACGGGAACAGAAAAAAGGCTGATCGCATCATTTGGGCTTTACAAGGTAGGTTCGAACATGGCAGAATTGTGTTAAATTCCGAGGGAGATTGGGATGAGTTTGTCGACCAGTTAATCCTGTTCCCCGCCCAAGGAGTTCACGATGACCTACCAGACTCTCTTAGTTACATTGACCAACTTGCTGTTACATCCTACTTTGTTGAGGATGATAGCGATGAATGGCAACCGATAGATATTATTTCAGGGGTCTAATATGGATCAAAACGAGTTTGATGAACCAACACAGAACGATAAAGACTTAACGTCATTCGTTATTGACCACTGTGATCGTTGGAGAGACTACCGTAATACCAATTTCCTTGAGAGCTATCTTGAATACGAAAGAATTTTCCGTGGTGAGTGGGCAGCAGAAGATAAGACAAGAGAATCCGAGCGTTCAAGAATCGTTACTCCCGCCACCCAACAAGCCGTAGAAACCCGTCATGCTGAGATCATGGAAGCTATTTTTGGTCAAGGCGAGTTCTTTGACATTGAAGACGACCTTAAAGATGTAAACGGCAATCCTTTAGATGTTGAGATGCTAAAAGCTCAACTGATGGAAGACTTCAAGCAAGACAAAATCCGTAAATCCATCGACCAGATTGAATTGATGGCAGAAATCTACGGAACTGGCATCGGTGAGATTGTTGTTAAGACAGATAAAATCTTTGAACCCGCTACTCAACCGATTCCTGGTCAAACTGGCCAAGCCGCTATTGGTGTTGTAGAAAAAAGTAGGGTTGCCGTCAAGATTGTTCCTGTAAACCCTAAGAACTTCTTGTTTGACCCCAATGGAACATCTATTGATGACTGTATGGGTGTGGCTATCGAGAAGTATGTCTCTATCCACAAGATCGTAGAAGGCATTGAAAAAGGTATATACCGTAAGGTAGATATCACAAGTAGCTACGAAGACACAGATTTAGAGCCAACTCAAGAAGTTAGCCAATATCGTGATGAAAAAGTCCTACTTCTGACCTATTACGGGCTAGTTCCTCGTGAATACCTGACAGACAAAGAAGATGATGTAGCAGTATTGTTCCCTGAAGACAGCTACGCAGAAGAATATTCAGACATGGTAGAGGCAATTGTTGTGATTGCCAATGATGGGATGCTTCTCAAAGCAGAAGAAAACCCATACATGATGAAGGACAGACCAGTTCTTGCCTATCAGGATGACACTGTGCCAAACCGCCTATTGGGTCGTGGTACTGTGGAGAAGTCTTACAACATGCAAAAGGCTATTGATGCTCAAGTGCGTAGCCATTTGGACTCTTTAGCCCTGACTACCTCTCCTATGATGGGATTAGATGCTACTCGCCTACCACGGGGTGCTAAGTTTGAGATCAAACCAGGCAAGGCGTTCATGGTTAACGGCAATCCCGCTGAGATTCTCTATCCATTTAAGTTCGGTGAGACAAGCCTTAACAATCTATCTACTGCTAAAGAGTTTGAGAGAATGCTTCTCCAAGCTACTGGCACGATGGACTCTCAAGGCATGGTTAGCCAAGGAAACCGTGATGGTGCGGGTATGAGTATGGCTGTTGCCACAATCATCAAGAAATACAAGAGAACACTGGTAAACTTCCAAGAAGACTTCCTTATTCCGTTCATTCAGAAGGCCGCATTTCGATTCATGCAATTTGACCCAGAGCGTTATCCATCGGTTGATATGCGGTTTGTCCCCACAGCAACACTTGGAATCATTGCGCGTGAGTATGAACAACAGCAGTTCATTGGTCTACTTCAGACTCTTGGCCCGAATACACCAGTTCTGCCATTGATCTTGAAGGGCATCTTGAATAACTCTAGCTTGAGCAACCGTTATGAACTGATGGGTGCTTTGGATCAGATGAGTCAACCTGACCCACAAGCTCAAGAGATGCAACAAGTTCAACAACAACTAGCCTTACAAGCGGCACAGGCTCAGATTGCTGTACAGACTACACAAGCAGAGCAAAATCGTGCTGAAGCTCAGAAATTGGCAGTTGAGACACAGTTGATGCCTCAAGAGTCTCAGGCTAAAACAATGTCAGCAATGACTAAGAACTTGCCTACTGATAACGAAGAAAAAGCGTTTGATAAACGAGTTAAGATTGCTGAATTGATGCTCAAAGAAGCTGATATAAAGACTAAATCTAAGATGGTTGAGTTGCAAATGGCTGAGAAAAACAACAAAGTCGCGGGTATGGAGGAAGACTTCCTAGACCAGTTGACTAAGGAGTTGAACAATGGACGTTGAAAGCCTTGCTAAACAGTTAATTCTGCAAAACATGACTCCAGAGCAGCAGACCGCTGTTTTGGATTCAATTAGAGCTTCTGTTACGCAAGCAAAAGATGTCCAAAAGCAACGCATTGGTGAGAACGTACAAGTAGTAGTACAGGCTTTAAAGAAATTAGAAGCTGACATCAAGGCTCGCTACGATGAGACAGGCAAAGCCATTGAAAAGCGTGTTGCCACCATTAAAGATGGTAAAGATGGCCGCAATGGTGCGGATGGCAAGGCCGGTAGAGATGGTCGATCAGGCGCTGACGGTGCTACTGGCCCTCGTGGTGCTGATGGCCTTAATGGTAGAGACGGTCGTGATGGAGACGATGGTGTTTCCGTCACTGACGCACACATTGATTTTGATGGTAGCTTGGTTATTAGCCTGTCTAGTGGTCGAGTTATCAATGTTGGTGAAGTTGTAGCCCCTGATGTCGCAGAAAAGATCAAGATCATTGCCAATGGCGGTGGTACTAGCCAAACAGTGATTGATGCGCTTGCTAGTTTGCAGACTCAGATCAACAACCTGATCCCAAGTCAGACAGGCAATGCTGGTAAGTTTTTAACCACTAATGGCACAATAGTTTCTTGGGCAGAAATTGTAGGTGGCTTGGATTATCAAGGCACATGGAATGCCACAACCAATACACCAACTCTTGCTTCTGGTGTTGGTGTAAATGGTTATTATTACGTCACAGCTACAGCCGGATCAACTAACCTAGACGGCATTACTGATTGGCAAATTGGCGATTGGGCAATATATAACGGCACAGCATGGCAAAAGATTGACCAAACAAACTTGGTAACATCTGTTGCGGGTAGAACTGGCGCAATTACTCTGGCAAACACTGACATCAGTGGCTTGGGCACGATGTCTACTCAAGCCTCAAGCAGCGTGTCTATCACTGGTGGCTCAATCACTGGAATCACTGACTTGGCTATCGCTGATGGCGGTACAGGCCAATCAACTGCCAATGCCGCATTCAATGCACTTGCACCTTCACAGACGAGTAATTCAGGCAAGTATCTGAAGACTGATGGTACGAATACTTCTTGGGAAGTAGTGCCTGCCGCCACACCTACTGTTAATGGCTTGGTATTTGGACAGACTGATATTACATATGGTGGCGGAGTAAGTAAATCATCTTACTTTTCAATTGAAAGTACAAGCACAAATGTTCTGAGGGCATATAACTCAGCAAATTATGCTGACTTTACTAACCCCCCAGCTAATACATTTGGTTCTGGTTATGTTATCGGTCTACCTATTTATGTAC